AGTTTGTCGTCAAAACAGGTAACGCTGCTAACTCCACCAACCCGTGGGGCTACACGGTTAACGCCAACTCAGGCTCACCGAATATCGCCACCAGTATTTGGCAGCTTCCGATGCGTGTCATTTCCGCTCAGATGCCAATCAGGGCAGCGGCGATGGATGACATCAACGGATTAGATGCGGCTCTTGTCGAAGATCTCGCAATGGAGTTTAGCCAAATTGAAGCCGCGTCGATGGCAATCAATAACGATCAGGCAGGCTCTACAACAACCTCCACAGGCGCTACAAACGGTCTTAGAGGCTTGAAGATGTACGCTGGTACTGCTGGGTCATCTGCTGCTTACGGAACGTCAGGAACGGCTATTACAGCGGGCATACACACGCTTAACACGGTTGGCTTTACGCATACGAATCTTGAGTGGGAAACGCTTGTAGATGTTGCTAATGCTCTTCCCGGTCAGTTTTGGAGAATGCCCGGAACTGCGTGGATGATGCACCCGACAGCCATTCAGATTCTCCGAGAGTATGCCCACTCTGGTAATTCTTACGCGCTTGTAGAAGTTGGCGAGAAGGACGAAGGCCCTGCGGTAAACATTATGGGCTGGCCGGTTATTGCTAATCCTTATTTGGATGCTCCCGCTGTTGGCGCTTCTCCGATCTATCTTGCAAACTGGCCGCGGTTTATGTGGATCGTCGATCACTCGGAGATGACGCTTCAGAGGATGGAGCAGACCCAGCCGGGAACGATTACGATCTATGCTGAGAAGCGGATGGTCTCGACCGTTCGTGATGTAACTGCCGGTGTACGTTTGATCGGAACCTAAGATGCCATCACAACTGCAAGGTAACTTCGGAGCGGGTTCAAGAAACCCGTTCAACTACTCGAAGGTCATTCAGAGCACCCGCGATCCGGTGACTCAATGGCTTACTTACGAAGAAATCACCAACCAGTTGAATTTGTTTCAGGATGAGTCGCAGGACGATTATCTTGCTCAGTTAGAACTCGCTACAAGGATGGCGATTGAGGACTATCTGGGTGTCCCAATCTTCAATGTGACTTATCAAGCGTCCTACATGATGTCAGGGCTTATGGCTGCACCTGTAAGCCTTGATCTTCCCGAGGTCTCGCAGAATGGTGTAACGATAAACTGGGTGAAGTATTACAACGACCTGAATCCTCCGGTCTTGACGACAATCACAAGCTCAAACTATTACTATGACCCAACAGGGAACAAGATTGTTCTCTTCGAGGTTCCCAATAACATCAACACCTACATGACTGCTCCTATGCTTTGCCAGTACACCCTACAAGGCTCGGTCATTGGTCAGTATCCCGTTGTCAAGCAAGCGGGTCTTATGTTGTTGACGCATTTCTACAATAATCGCTCGGCTATTTCCGCAGAGCAGCATAAACAGATGCCGTGGGCGATTGACCAATTGCTCAGACCATACAAATCACTCGTAATGTGAGCTAAAAATGGTCTTACGCGTCGACGAGATAAGCATCAATAACCTGTCGTTCACCATCACGAATTTAGGTGAGCAAACGACAGTCGAGACGCTTTGGTTCAAGACTCGGGCAAAAACTAAGTCGGTTCACAATCGGATTCGCACGCTAGAGAAGTTCAGGCAGTACGACAACATGATGGACTTCATTGTGAACTACACGCCCAACATGCGAACGATCTCGGATAATCAAGAGGATTACTCGGTCACATTTCGAGGTAACAGCTGGCGAATCGCAGAGGTTTACGAGCACGATGACAGACAATGGGTCTCGCTGATGTGCTACAGAAACGAACCTAGCGTGGCGGTCTGATATGGGGCAAAATAGCGCGGTTGTTTATGCTCAAGCGATACAAGCCCAATTGGTCACGGTTTGCACGCCGACACCGGTTTATGCAGTGTTCAACCGTAACTTTGCAAGCGAACCGACTTTTGTAACGTGGCAGCTCAGAGATGTACATCAGCCGGTGTATACGGGGCCACAATCGGTGAAGGGTATAGACAGACCGGTGTTTCAGGCTACAGTGTTCGCGCAACTTATGGCGAATTGTTTCAGTAAGGCGCAGCAGATTGTGGATGCCTTACACGGTTATCAAGGTACTTTTGGTGGTCTCTTTTTTGTGTCAAAGGTCGATGTTGATTGGCTCTTTCACACGTACGACAATGACAGCAAATTAAATCAAATCGTTCTTGATTGCACTTTAGACATTCCTGCTTAGTGAGGTGAAAAATGGCTCTTCCTAATAAAGTTTTACCCGGCTTTAGCGCCTCGCTCTATTGCCAACCAACTGCAACTCCAACCCCGTTAACTACTGCAAACCTTTCTGTGGTTGCAAGCGTTTCGGCTATTGCTGTCTCAGCCAATCTTGTACCTGTAGAGGCGATTCCTGCTTTTGGACAGGACGATGCGGTTGCTAACTTCTCGGTTGCTGGTTCGCGTCAATCTGACAAGATCCCCGTTCAGTCTGCGCCTACAAGCATGACGGTGGTAGCGGCGTGGAATCCTGCCGACACTAACCTTCTTTTGCTTCGCGGCGATGCTTACAACGGCACGATTGATCGCACGTTTGTTATCGCAGCAACGGATGGCACAAACATCGTTTACTACGCCTTCAATGGGCGTGTAAGCCAGTGGACGATTGATCCTGCTCCCGGCGCTGAAGCTCAGGTGACATTCACCATTCATCCGAGGGGTAACCAATATGGTTGGTCAAACAATGTCTGATTTTCTTGAGGGCATGAAGGGATACTATGGCGATCTCCACCAGTACGCTAGAGGCCATCCCTTTACCCTTCAAGAGGTGGATGCCGCCTTATCGGAAGCCGAAGCCGATGAAGCTGTCTGTCTTAATGTAATGAGGCAATATGCAGCGAGCGAGTGACGATTTACTGAGCTATCTAATTACTCAGGCTCAAACCGGTGCTAAGAACTGGTTTGGGTATCCACAACAACGGCTCATCAACATTTCGCTCTGCCATCAGATCGCGGCTAATCACGCTGACTGCATGTCACCGGATGAAGTGGTTGATTACGTCCTGAAACTAAACGATCAGATTTTTAAGCGCATTGTCACTAATGGGCAAACTTGAAGTTAAGGGATTCAAAGAATTTGAAGATTCCCTTTTAGAGCTAGCCGAGGAATTTGGCACGACCAAAGCTCGACGCTCTTTACTTCCCGGTCTTAAATCCGCGATGGAGCCTGTTAAGGCTGCTATCAAGGGAAGGGTTCCCGTCAATACTGGCAAGCTCCAGTTAAAAGTCAGAAACGGCGCAAAGGTTGCAACCCGAAAGGACAAAAACAAAAAGTATCTGAGCCGCGATACGGTGGCTTTTGGTTTTGTCGATGTCGGTGTTGGTTATCGAGATGCGAAGGGCGAATATCGACCCGCTGCCGAAGCTATAGAGTTTGGCACTGCTGAACAACCAGCAAGACCGTTTATCCGTAACTCTTTTCAATCAATGGCATCATCAGCCCTTGATCGTTTAGCGTCTTTACTGGGCGCTCATATGGATCTTTGGGCAGCAAAACAACGAGCAAAGGTTAGAAAATGAAAATACAGGACAGATTTGGAAAGTCATTCCAACGACAGACTCACGCGGATATTGATTTCGCTGGGCATACGTTAAAAGTCTATCTTCCGACTCGGAAAGAAATGCTAGAGCTAGAAGAGAAGATTAAAAGCCCACCAGATGCTTTAGTTGCTGAGGAGTACGACAAGTTACACGCCACATTTCAAAAGCTCTACAAGATCAATCAAAACGTCAATGCCGAGTTTAAGGACGATGACATCGTTGTAGAGGGTCGAAGCCTACGAGAGGCCGCGAGATTCAAGGCTCAAGATTTGATGCGTGAAATTGCCTATGTAAATCTGGTCGGGTTTGAAGAAGGCGACGAAATGCTTGCTTTATCTTACGAGCAAATCTCCGAGACGTTTTCCGAGGCGCAGATTAAGCACCTAGTCAGTTTGATTGAAAAAGCAGTCAATCCTGATTACGAGGCCATCCAAAAAAACTAAAGGGGTCGCTATATCGTCAGGTTCGGGCTACGGCGATCTTTAACGGCCAAAGTCCTGAAGTGTTCGATAGCCTTGATGTAGCGACCGTCCGAGAGTTAGAATTGATGTACCGCGACGGCATGATCGGGGCGAGACATAACTTAATGTTGATCTCGCACTTAATGGCAATCGTTTACAACGCATTGTCTAAGAACCCGATGAAAAGCCGCGAGTTCTTCCCGCATCTGGAGGAGTATTTTGTTCCTCCAAACTATATGACAAAACAAGAGCGTGATTTTCTGGCGTTCACTTCGCTACCCGGATTCAAAGCGGAGTTTCTTGAAATACTAGGGGGAAATCGTGGCGGGTAAACTCATAGCAGCCCTACAAGTTGCTCTCGGTCTAGAGAGTGCAAAGTTCGTTCAAGAAGTCGACAGGGCGAGACAAAAAACCCGTGAGCTAAAAGTATCCG